ACTAATGATTATTTTAAAGTTTGTCAAAACTTTTATGCAGCTTTATGAACTTCTGTCCAACTTATATCGCTGTTTGAGTCATCTACTTGTGACCAGAAGGTCCCTTGTAAAGTACCAGTTGCACTTGTACCAGAAACTCCTGTTAATGTAAAGCTTACATCTGTACGAATATTAAGTGTTCCAAGACTAGAGACAATAGAAACACTAGGCGCTTCGTAGCTAGTTTCTTGTGATTCTTCTCCTAATGTTGAGGTTAAACCTAAACCAGTAGGTGTAACTATAGCTCCAGCAGTTGCAGTAACATCACCAACTGAAGATGTTAATTCATTACCTGTAGCATCAACCGACGCTGTTCCAGTAGGTGTTTCATCTCCCAAAGAGAATGTTAAACCTATTCCAGAAAGTGTTACGTTACTGTCTCCTGTAACAACCTCTGTTCCAAGACTCGATGTTATTACATTACCTGATGGAAATGCTGTTTTACCTATTGCTATTGAAACTTGACCAACAAGTGCATCTACTTCTGGTTCAGAAGCTGCAACAACTGTTAATTGTGAATCACCAGTTATTGAAAAAGTTCCTATTGATGAAGTTGCTTGTGTACCCGTAACAAATATTGATGTACCTGGTGTGTTAACGGATGAAGTTAAACCTAATCCAGTAGGCGTTACATCAGCGTTAGCACTTACAGTAGATGTCCCTAAAGATGATGCTAATGCATTGCCACTTAAAGAATATGATTGTTGTGTCGTGCCCCAAAGGTTATCTGACCATCCAAGTGATACACCACTATCACCAGCAACACCTCTGTTCCATCCTGATTGTGCTAAAGTTTCAACAGACTCGTCGCCTATTGAAGACGTCAGTGCATTACCAGAAGCAGTAACTGCTGATGTGCCTGTTACTGTTAATGATCCAAAAGATGAAGTTAGTAAGTTGCCTGTAGCACTTACCTGTGCAACACCAGTTCCTACCGCTGTTCCTGTAGATGAAGTTATCCCTATCCCCGTTAGGGTAATATTACAATCACCTGTAAGTGTAAGCGATCCTAGTGCAGATGAGAGGCCATTACCTGTAGCGTTTACGGGTGCAAAGGTATTCCAAGCACCCGAATTCCAGGTTTGTCGGCCCCATCCTTGAAGAGAGGCCATTTTTTATCTCCTATGCGATTCTTATAATTGCTGCAGTTGCTTCAGCAGCTGGGAACGTAATTGTAAACGTACCAGCAGTTGAAGTTTTTACAGCACCAAAATCAAGAACACATACAGCTGCGTTTGTAGTCAAACCAGACACAGTTGAACTGTTATAAATAACAGCTGCTTGTGCAGAAATTGTTGCACTTGTGAATGATTCATCTGTAAAATCACAAACAGCAGTGTCACTCGATAATACTGGAGTAACAGAGGTTAAAGCACCTCCACCTTCAGAATAAGTTCCTGAGTTTGCCACTTCGTCAGTTTGTTGAAAAGCAGTTGTTGATTTGCTTAATGTTGCTTCGTTGTCATATAGCGCTAGTTTAAAAGCATTCCCCGTCGTAGCCGTAAAATTGTGTAGGCCTTTCAGGATCTCCACCTTGAAACTGTTAGCTACAGCTTGTGTAATTGCCATAATAATCTCCTATGGGTTCCTAGACTCGAGAGGGATACGAATAACGCCATCTCGAAATTCGTCTCTACGGTCACGCCCCATCTCATATGTGGCNAGAGCCTGTAACAGACTGATTATACATTTTATCGTAGTATTGTATCATATCCGGCGGACCTTTCAAGTATCCAAGTGCCTCCAAAATACTACCATACAAAAGCACGTTTGGAGCGTTCTGGCTCATCCAATTTGAAGTTGTCGTACTGGATAAAACAGGTGGCTTGTACGTGTATGCGAGCTCTACAGTTAATGCAGCGTTCGGGGTTGGTGCCAACATGTGGGTATCATTATCATACATAGCATAATACTTGGGAGTACCAGCTCCTGATGATGTCCTATTTGGCTTATATTCGTTCATAAACGAAATATCTTTCTGTATCAAGAATGTTCTATTATTAGATCCATCTATTAATTGAACATATCTTGTTGCTTCCCAATTTCCAGGAAGCGGTAAAAAAGGATTATTAATAGTTAACGTAGCGTTGTCATATCTTCTATAGTAATTTAAATCTACACTTCTTCTTACTTTGTCCTCTGTAGAGGCAATAAATTGATTGATGATGGCATCCGATAAAACATCGGAGGTTGTTTCTGTATATTCTCTTACATTAGATAATAAATCAGAATAATCGGTCATGATATGCTCACTGTAACACTTCCAGAAGAACTCTGCAATCTTGTTTCTTTTGCTTCTGTTTTTGGCTGCATACCGACACTAGAAAATCTATTCGTGTTAACCCCTATTAATCCTACAAAACATGTTGAATTAGCTATTTGTGATCTTGCAAATTGTAATGATTGAGGATCTTGAACGATAGGTCTTGGTTCTAGTTGAGGATGTTTTGGTTCATATTCAGTATAATGAACTCTAGCTCCAGTCCATTCTTCAACCATCTCATTATAAGGAAAAGCCATACCTGATCTATCAGATATTCTTTTTGCAAATTTACCTGATGCAAATTTAGACATTAGACGCTAGGAAAATATGTTTTAGGTGTAAGAAATAAACTTGTTCTTTCTCCATCTTGCGCAGCAGCTCTTTGGAATTCATCTTCATAAATTTGTTTTAGTGCAACTAATCTATCTGGAGACTTTTTCATGCTAATATAATATGCTAAACCTGCTGTCATACATGGAAGAAAACGAAAAGGTATCTGAGCATTATTGGTGTAATCCCCCGAATCAAACATACGAACAAGGGCATAATACTTTAGAGTGTAAGCTACATCTGCAGCCGGATATAGAAATAGTGTTGGGTTTATCGTACGTTCAAAATAGTATTGAGTTGGTCTTCCGCTGGTTGTTTTAACTGCATAATTTAAGTAAGTGGATCTACTAATAGAAGTAGCACTAAAATCATTGTTACTACTATCTCTTATAACCACATCAGTAATATCGACTATTTGTTGAGAATCATTAGCGCCTGATCCAAACAAACTTGTTCCTGTTAAACTAGTTGTAGTTGCAGCAATAGTTTTTTCTTGTAATTGTATAGTCCAAAGATTTAATCCTCTGTTAGCCCATTCAGCTAACATAAGATTAAGAGAACGCCTTGCAGTTTGCAAATCGTATCCGCTACGAACTTGCAAACCACATCGTTCATATGCTTCTTCTGCTATCTCGTCGATTGATAGATCAAAGCTAGCTGTAGATGCATATGTTGGCATTATCTTCTACCTTTTTTCTTGACAGATTTTTTCTTAGTTTTTCTCTTGGTGCTACTTCCACCCTTCATTGTAGGTTTCATCTTAGTACCCATTCCGCCCATCATTTTAGTTTCCATACCTCCACGCATTTTAGTTTTCATACCGCCACGCATTTTGGTTTTCATTCCACCACGAGCCATTACAGATTTTTTCTTTCATAGAGATTCTCCTTACTTTATTATAAGTTTTATATCGCGATTTAACCACCTCATTGTAGTATTCTTTTGGCCAACCATCATAATAACCAGCCTTGTGTAATTTATCAGAAGCTTCCTGTAATTGCGAGAACTTTTGTATGAGCATCATAGAGTATTCAAGCTCTCCATCGTAAGACTCATCCGGACCAGGATCTATTAGAAAAGCATGCTCCTCTAAAGTTGGAGTTCCTCTAGGGTGAAAACCCATAAAATATATATCTTTACGATTGTACCAAAATTATAAGAATCTATAACATCTTGAAAATTATCTAAAGTATAACTAAAATATGGATCACAAAAATTAGTATCTCATGTTTGTTGAAATTTAATTTATCTAATTCTCTGTTAAGCTCTGTCTTGTACCATTTGTTTTTTTGTTTAATTTTGATTAGAACTTTTTTGTCTGCCCAGGTCTTTTTAGCAAATGGACATGCAGGCATACCATTTAAATGTTGATTAGGCACTTCTAGATTTAATCTAGACCATTTACGAATATCATCTTTTATTTGCTTTTCTAATGGCATCTTTTCCTTTTTTAAATATAGCTGCAACTTTAGACTTGCCCATTACCTTGGCACGTTGTTCACCTACAGTTAAGATTTGAATTTTTCTTGCAAATGGTTTTTTAACTTTTTTAACTTTCGCCACAGTCCTCCTGGCATCAGTTGGAGTAGCAAACTTAATCCCCACAGTATCACGAGGATTTTCGTCAGTATAGAGACGTCTTCCACTNCCTTTCGGTTTCCTTCCCGTGCCGACTCTAGGATCCCGCCGTTTAGAAGACACCTCTAAACCCAAATCCTTTTACTGCTGCACCAGCTCTTCTTGTGTCCAAACCATTCATTGCAAATGTTTTTACGTTGGTAGGTTTACCCCCAACTCCTTGAGCTTTACTTCTTTTACGTTTGACTGCAGATCTTCTTTGACTCTCTGTCATTCTATTTGCTTTTGCTGCAGGAACACACTTTGGATATTTTCTTTTTCTATCTGCTTTAAGTTTTGACCTACCACACTTAGCAAAGCCTCCACCTTTTTTCTTAGAACCAATATCAACCCAGTCCTGCTTAAACCACTTTGCTAAACCTTTGTGTCCAGACATTACGATAGTTTAGTTTGTTTTCTACTCTTATCTCTTACAGCGCCACAACCAGCAGCTATGATTGTTTTTAAACCCTCTTTTGCCATGACCTTTCTTGCATTAGATACTAGCTTACGTTGTTGTGAAGTTCTGTTACCATCAGCGTTAGGCTTTGGTCCTTTGAAATCTTTTCTTTTGACACCGCTTGGATCTTTAATTTTACCTGCACATATTTTAGATGCGTAAGCATTTGCATATGCTGATGGATATACTTTAAATTTTCTTTTTGCTGCGGCTTTACCTCTTGGACATAATTTAGTCATTATCTTTTCCTCGCAGTCTGTGCAGCCCTTTTAAAATTAGCTGCAGTAGGAGCACCTTTAGCACCCTTTTTTCTCATTTTGCCACCACGTTTTCTTTTAGCATGAATATTAGCGTATAAACCTTTTCTCATCCTTGACCTCTGTATTTAACGTATTGACGTCTTTTATTTTTGTTCTTTGGCCTTGTGCGTGAAGAACGCCCTATACTAGTTCTTTTTTTGACCGGTGTAAAGTATTCGTTAGATGGTGGTTTAGCCATACCTACATCTGTGATAAAGGATTCTCTAATGCTAGTTTTATTTGTTTATCTATCTTTTCTTCTAGTTCAGTCATGGCTTGCTCCAACTTATCCGTCAATCGTTCCATGTCTTCCTGAATGTCCTTCGTGGTTTGTCTTAACTCCTGGTTGGTTTCTCTCGAATCTTCTTTAACTAATTGCTCTACATCATTTACTATTTTTTCTACACGTCTTACATCTTGTCTAAGGTCGTTTTTCAATTCATTAGCAACATCACTCACTAAGCGGATTTCCGACATGATCATTTCCATTTCTTGCATAATCATTTCTACTTCTGTTTGAATAAGATCAGTTTTGCTTTTCATCTCTTCTTTTGTAAGAGCTATTTCTTTATCAAATTCAGATAGATCAGGTGCTACATATTCCTGTATCTGTTCTTTCATAGTCAAGTAATCTTTGTAAAATTCAAAGCCACCCCACAATCCACCACCAAGTGTCGTTAGTGCTGTTATAATTACAAAGATCTTCCCGCCTTTGAACTTTAAACCCGCAAACTCAACCTCTGCCATTGCTATTCCGAACCCGTCTGCCATTGTTGCATAATCATTTCATCCATCTTAACATTACTGCCACCAAACAAAAACCACTGTGCTGTATTATTATTTTGTAGTTCTGCA